GCAGCGGGCCGACCGTATCCAAACGCTGTTGATAACATAATGGCAGCGCGAAAAAAATGAAAACGTGTCCCGTTTGTCAAATAGACAAGGAAGAGACGCAATATTGGAAGGGCCAATATTTGTGTATCACTTGTCAAAAGGATAAACAAAAAACTCATTGGCAAAGCAGAACGCCAAAAAAACGTCTAGAACAGCATCTGAAGTACAAGTATGGCGTGACTCATGCCGAGTTTATGGAGCAATGGGAAAACCAAAAAGGTTGTTGTGCAATTTGTTCGGTTGAATTGCCTGATTTGATGACATATGAGAATAGAAGGCGCGGATATGCGATTGATCACAACCATGATACGGGCAAGTTTCGTGGAATTCTTTGTTTAATGTGCAACACCCTGCTTGGTATGGCAAAAGACTCTGCTGAAACATTAGCTTCTGCAATAGAGTACCTTAATAAAAACGGGTCTTATAATTTGCAACTAATCGACAACATGCGAGCGGCAAGGAAAAAATAATGTCCACCACTGGCGCAACAGTCTTCCAGCCCAATCTCAACGAGATTATGGAAGAAGCCTATGAGCGATGTGGCAGAGAACTGCGGTCGGGCTATGATTTCCGGACGGCACGGCGCAGTTTGAATTTGCTTCTGACCGAATGGGCTAACCGTGGCATCAATCTGTGGACGATGGAGCAAGGCGCCATCCCGCTGTACGCCAATCAAATTACCTATCCATTGCCCATCAATACAGTCGATCTGGTAGAGACGATTGTCCGCACCGGAGAAGGAAGCAACCAAACCGACATCAACATTAGCAGGATTTCGGTAAGCACCTACTCGACGATTCCGAACAAACTTGCAACCGGGCGGCCTATCCAAATCTACATCGACCGACAGGGAGGTCAAACCTACACGTTTACTGCAACAATTGCAGATGCAGTAAGCAGTAGCGCAGAGACCATTCCAGTAACTTCCCTGGTTGGAGTGCCCTATGCGGGCTTTGCAACCATCAACACGGAGACGGTCTATTACTATGGAACCAGTACCCAAGCTGAAAATGTGGCAACGAATACATCAACATTTGCAACACTTAACAACGTGGTTCGCGGCCAAAATAATACAGTTGCAGCATCGCATGCGGCGGGCGCATCGATAGCAAACACGAAATTTCCCAACGTGACCGTGTGGCCGGCGCCAGACCAAGGAGCTATTAGCAATCCGTTTTACACGCTCATTTACTGGCGACTGCGCCGATTGCAAGACGCTGGCAACGGAGTCAATGTAGAAGACATACCGTTTAGATTTCAGGAAGCATTGGTATCAGGATTGGCATACAAACTTTCGATGAAAGTGGAAGGCGGCCTAGAGCGCATGCAAGTCCTCAAGGCGCAGTATGATGAATCATGGATGCTGGCCTCGGAAGAGGACAGAGAAAAAGCGCCAATCCGATTTGTCCCCCGACAGTCCTTTCTGGGTGGAGTCTGATGCCTAATCAGTTTGCAAGCGGCAAATATGCTATCGCACAGTGCGACCGCTGTAATTTCCGGTTCAAATTGAAACAACTAAAATCACTTGTTATCAAAACCAAAAACGTCAACATTCTTGTATGCCCAGAATGCTGGGAGCCTGATCAACCGCAACTGCAACTTGGGATGTATCCGGTAAACGACCCGCAGGCAGTGCGCAATCCCCGCACAGACAGCAATTCGTACTACCAATCCGGATATAATGGACTGGAAATAATGGCACAAACCGGAGAAGCGTTTACAGGAGTGCCCAACGATGGTAGTAGAATTATCGAATGGGGATTCAATCCGGTAGGTGGATCACGGTGGTTCAATGCTTACCTTACCCCCAACCATTTGGTAGCCCAGGCGCAAGTCAACAGCGTCACAATCAGTTAGGAGCGTCTATGAAAACCGCAGAAATGTTGAAAAAGCATATGCAAAAAGGCGCCAAGGCGCATCCAGACCCGGACGCAAAAAAAATGCGCAAGGGCGGCCCGACTGGCGAAATGATGCGTTCAATGGGACGCAACATGGCGCGGGTCAAAAACCAGGGGATGAAATGATGGCATACTCCATGAAAGTAAACGGCAAGGAAATTGGGCCGGCTGCGGTATACGCGCCGCCGCACACCATGGCAGGCAAGGCAGTCAAGGCTGATGCGCATCCTGGCAAGGACATGCCGTATCACAAAGTGCCCGACTGGAAACCGACCGCGGGAATGGCCATCAACCCGAATGTAGGCATCAAGACATCCGGCACCAAGATGCGTGGTACTGGCGCTGCAACCAAAGGCACCATGAGTAGAGGCCCGATGGCATGAACTGGGGTGAGTTGAAAACGCAGATCCAGGACTACATGGAGACGACGTTCTCTGTGACGAGTCTTACGACGTTTACAACTCAAACAGAAGAGCGCATCTACAACGCAGTACAGTTTCCAAGTCTTCGCAAAAACGTGGTAGGTGCATGCAGTCAAAACAATCAATACCTGCAATGCCCCAATGATTTTTTGGCCGCGTATTCCATGGCAGTCATTGATGGAACAGGCGCTTACCACTTTTTGTTAAACAAGGATGTGAACTTTATACGCGAAGCTTTCCCGATTCCCACGGGCGCAGGCAATACGGGCTTGCCGTATTGCTATGCCTTGTTTGGCCCAGACATTCCCAACGCACCAAAGCAACTGGTGTTCATGCTTGGGCCAACACCAGATTCTGCATACAATATTGAATTGCATTACTTTTACTACCCACAGTCAATCACCTACAACAATGTGGATAGCAATACAACATGGCTGAGTGAAAACTTTGATACTGTGTTACTGTATGGCGCATTGGCAGAAGCGGCGACGTTTCTGAAAGCAGAAGCAGATCAGATCAGCTACTTGACAACAAAGTTCAAGGAAACGCTGGTGCTTGCCAAGCGCCTGGGTGAAGGGCTGGAGCGACAAGATCAGTACCGCGCTGGGCAGGTTGTAGACAAGGTGGTATAATGATTGTCCAGACGGTATGCACAAGTTTCAAGGCAGAAGTTGCTCGCGGGATGCACAACTTTACAAGGACAACGGGAAATGTTTTCAAACTGGCCTTGTACACCGCCCTTGCCAACCTCGGTGCAGATACGGCAATCTACACCACGGAAGGTGAGGCAAGTGGAACCAATTACACCGCCGGCGGGGCTGTTCTCACAAACATTACGCCAGTATCAGCAAACACAACAGGCTACTGGTCGTTCGACAACATCACATTTTCCAACGTCACCTTGACATGTCATGGTGCTTTGATATACAACACCACTGGAAATCGTGCGGTGTGCGTGCTTAACTTTGGGACATCAATCACAAAGACGGCATCGGATTTGGTAATCACTTTTCCCCCTATGGGTTCTTCTGACGCAATTTTAAGGATTACATAATGGACAAGGCAAAACTTGGCGATGCAGCGCAGAGCGCACTTGTGGCAAACAGCGCAAACGGTGAAAATCTTCTGGCGATGGGCAAGTTCCTGTTTGAGTGCTATGACAAAGATGGCAATCTCAAATGGGCTGGCGAAACGAAAAACCTTGTAGTGAATGTTGGCCTTCAGTACATGGCCGGCACGTCGCTTGACGGCGCAACCGCCAGGATTACCACATGGTATATCGGTCTGTGGGGCGCTGGGGCGTCAAACGCGCCCGCAGCGTCAGACACCATGAGTTCGCATGCGGGATGGACAGAGGTTACCCCGTACAGCAATGCTACCCGCCCGACTGCAACTTTTGCAGCAGCGACGACAGCAAACCCATCGGTCGTCACCAACACTGCCAACAAGGCATCGTTTAGCATCAATGCCACCGCGACAGTCGGCGGTGCGTTCTTGACAAGCGACAGCACCAAGTCAGGAACTAGCGGAACGCTGTTTTCAGGAGCAGACTTTACAGGCGGTGATCGCTCGGTAGTGAACGGCGATACGCTGCAAGTAACGTATCAGTTTAGCCTCTCGGCATAACATGCCGTTTGCTGTAGCGGATCGTGTACAGGAAACCACGACAACAACTGGCACCGGCACGGTAACACTTGCCGGTGCAGTAACAGGTTTCCAATCCTTTGCCGCCATTGGGAACGGCAACAGTACGTTTTACACCATCGAAGATGGCACCAACTGGGAAGTTGGTGTAGGAACGTACACGTCGTCTGGCACAACACTGTCCCGCGATACGGTGCTGTCGTCCAGCAACGCGGGCAGTCTTGTCAATTTTGGTGCGGGGGTAAAAAACGTCTTCGTGACGCAACCTTCAAGCCGTTCCACATTTAACGCCCGTGCATATGGTACAGCACTAATTTTTGGGGGCTAGCTATGGCTGCGCCGAATTTGATCAATCTCACAACCGCGACTGGCAAAGTGGCTGGCCTTGCAGTAACCACATCTGCAACCGCGATTGCAAGTAACGGCGCAAGCTCCAACAAATGTTTCAAAATCAACACGCTGGTAGTAGCAAACATTACAGGGTCAACAGCTACTGTTACGGTAGATGTGTACAAAAACGCAACAACCGCGTTTGATCTTATGTTTCAAGCAACAGTACCTGCAAACTCCTCCATCGTAGTTATTGGCAAAAACGAGAATCAAATCTACCTGGAAGAAAATGACAGTTTGCGATTGACCGCATCTGCAAACAGTGCATTAGAGGCAATATGTTCGTATGAGGAATTGTCATAAATGCCAGTCGCATTGGGTGTTAATGGTGGGATTTTAGGTTCCAACAACCTGCCGTCGTCTGGATCGGCAAAAGGCATTTGGACGCCTAATGAAATAGCCCGCGCCGTTGGCCTTGGTTTCTGGCCGCTTGTCTATGCAAGGACAGTCACGGAAACTTCCTCCGGCGCGGATAATATTTCTACGGGATCAACAGACCCCTTCTTTGAATACACCACGCTTTTGCTCCCAGGCAACGGGACGAATGGAGCGCAGAACAACACGTTCTTGGACTCCAGCAGCAACAACTTCACGATCACCCGCAACCCCACAGCAGGCCCGAATGCACCGACGCAGGGGACGTTCTCACCGTTTAGT